CAGCTTGAAACCGACATGACCGAGATCCGGGCCTATCTCGGGAATACGGCGACGAAGACCGACATCGCTGAGGTCAAGGCGCAGATCGATCGTTCGATCAGCGGCATCCTGCGCGATGCGCTGAATGCGGTGCCCGCCAGGCATGCAGCCATGTGGGGCGGCGTCGCCGCCCTCGCGACGGCGGGAATGCTCGTCGCCGCTCTTCTGCCTCATCCGTGATGGCGAATGGCATCTATCTCAGGCTCCGCACCGGGCGCACCTTCACGCTGATCCTCTCGACGATCTGCGCGGTGTGGATGAGCTGGAACGCCTTTGCGCCCCGCCGGATGCAATTCGATCCTTACCAGCTCGGCTTCCCGCTGCTAATCCTGGCGCTTTCGGTCGAGGCCTCGATCGCGGCGTCGATGATTCTCGACATGCAGCGCAAGAACGACGAGATCAACCGGCGCATGATGCTCTTTCAGCTCCACCTCATGGAGGCGGTTCATGCCCACATTGTGGGCGGCGCAGCGCCTCAAGATGAGGGTGAGCCTGGCGTTGGCCTGGATGATTTGGACCATGCCGCGCGCGGCGGCTCGCCGTCCAAGAAAAGCAAGATTCGGTCCAACGCAAACAAGCGGTGTACGTGCTGCATATCATGGAGGCGCTCCATGAGAAAATTCTGGAGCGCGAGCCTAAGACTTTTATTGCCAGCGAGAATCCTTGCGTGGCAGGAAATAATCGACAGACACAGGAGGCACAATCCCGAATGGGATAGCTCTGCGGGCGGGCGCGCTACTGGCGCTTCTCGCTCTGACGGCTCCGGCGGCCACGGCGCGGCCGGTTCAGGTTCTTTCTCCGGCGCAGGCCACGGCTCAATGCGGGCCGCTGAATGACGTTCTTGCCGTGCTCAGTGCGCGCTACGGCGAGCATCTGCTCTGGTGGGGTGCCGCGCAGGATGGCGTGACCATGATGGTGACGCAGCGATCTGACGCCAGGACGTGGACACTCCTCGCGGTGCACAACGGCGTCGCCTGCCTCGCTGCCTCCGGCGGCGCGCCAGGAGCGCAGGGATCATGAGCGCCCAACGGAGAACGGTCGCGGAGATGGAGCGATGCGCGGCTGTCGCGGTGGTGCTTGCAGGCGCGGCGCTGGCCGGTTTCCTGGCCGGCTGCCTCTGCTTTTTCTTCGTACTGAACTGATGCGCCCGCGGTTCGTCGTGCTCACCGCAATGATGGCGGCCGTGGTACTGGCCGCCTGGCGCATGGGCCTCTTAGCGGCAATCCCAGCGCTCGGCGGCAAGGAAGCGGTGATGCTGGGCGCGCTCGGCGCCTACGCCGCCGTTGGTTTCGGCGCTGCCTGGCGCGGGCTGTGGGAGACGGCGCGGCATATCGCCAATGGCGTGCCGATGTTCGCGCTCGGCTGCACCGGCCTCGGCATGCTGCTAGCGGTGAACGGCCTGCACAGCCTGACGCCGGCGGCGATGGCGGTCGTGTTTCGCGACATGGCGTTCAGCATAACGCCAAACATCGCGGGCGTGCTGTTGATGGCATGGCTGCGAGAGCTGATCTGGTGGTGCGGTGGCGAAGAGATCTGAGTCGCCGGGCTTTGCCTGGGCGTTCCGCGATCTGCTGATAGCTCTGGTCGTGGTCTTCATGGCGCTGGCGGCGCTCGCGCTGGTAGCGGCGACCAAGGCGACGCGGGCTGGCGTGACGCATGGCACTCTTGTTTTCACGCTGTCCTGGCCTGGTTCGCCAGATGCTGACGCCGATCTCTGGGTGAAGGCGCCGGGGGACGATCCGGTCGGCTTCTCGCACATGAGCGATGCGCACTGCAATCTGCTGCGCGACGATCTGGGGCGCATCCTCGATCCGCAGAGCACGGCGCAGGAGATGGTGGTGTGCCGCGGGCTGCCGGATGGCGAATGGGTCGTCGATGCGATGCTCTATCAGCAGCATGGCGCGGCGCTTCCGGTGCGGGTGAAGGCCGATGCCATCCGGCTGGACGACGGTGGCGTCACCACCTTCATCGAGCGCACCGGCGAGCTGCGAAGCGAGGGAGAGCAGCTCACGATGTTCCGCTTCCGGTTCTCCGGTGGTCACTTCGTGGCAGGCAGCGTGAACGACCTGCCGACGCCGCTTTTCGGATTGCCGTGATGGTAGCGGCGATCTTTGCAGCGGCAGCGCTGGTGGTCGGCGCGGCGAGTCTGTTCGCGGCGGCGGATTGGCTCAAGGCCGGCGCGTATTGCGTGCTGGTGGCGGCGCTGGCAGCCGTCTGGTGGCTGAGTCTCGGGCAGCCGCGGCCGGTGCTCGCGGGACTGCCGGGTGCGGGCATCCCCGCCGGCACGGTCGGCGCGTTTCTCGTTGACGAGCCGCACGCGATCTACGTGTGGCTGCTGACCAACGATACGCATGCGCCGCTCTCCCTGGCGCTCCCATGGAATGAGCGGGACGCGACGGCGCTGCATGACGCGGCGCAGGCGGCGGCGAAGATGCATGCGCGGCTCGAGATGCGCGGGGCGCAGACCGCTGGCGGCAACGGGCGGCATATCCTCGGCAGTCAGTCACCGACGTTCTATCCGGCGCCGAACCCGCCGCTGCCGCCGAAGACGAGGCCCTGACACCTCAGTGCGTCGCATCGGGATGTTCGATGCCGTCACGGAGGACGGCGGGGTGCGCTGCGGCGTGCTCGACGACGAGGCCGACGAGTGGCTAGCCGCCACCGATGTGATGCCGATCGCCGAGGCGAGGTGCTGCCTCGCACGACTCCAGAAGGCAATTCACGAGGCGAAGCATGGCAGCACGGATCAGGCCGGTCAGCGTTGACCAGGAGCAGCCGGAGCAAAGCTTCGTCGAGGCCGCGCAGAACGTCCTTGGCCGCGCGCTGTCGGAAGGCGCGACCGTTCTGCTGATAGCGTGGGAAGACCCGAAGGGTAAGGTGACTGCGGTATCGGTGCCAGGCGCCGGCGTACTCGTGCGCGGCATGGTCGATACGCTGTGGGATCAGGTTCACCCAGAGATGCGGGATGCGGAGTAGCGGCCGATGAGCAGCGCAGCGTTCGGTGCGGCGGTGACGTGGGTGATCGGCTGGGAGGGCGGTTACACGGACGATCCGGGCGATCCGGGGAACTGGACCGGAGGCGCGATCGGCTCCGGCCAGTTGGTCGGCACGAACATGGGAATCAGTGCTGCCTCCTATCCGACGCTCGATATTCCGAACCTGACCGAGGCGCAGGCCGAAGCGCTGTACGAGCAGGACTACTGGACGCCGATCCAAGGAGACGCGCTGCCGCCGACGCTCGCGATGGTGGTTTTCGACGGCGCCGTGAACAGCGGTGTCTCGCAGTCCGTGCAGTGGCTTCAGGTGGTGCTCGGTGTGACGACGGACGGCGCTCTTGGGCCGCTGACGCTTGCCGCCGTGAATGCCTATCCGAACGGCGTTCCAGAGCTCGTGTGGGAGACGCTGGCGCAGCGTGTCGCGGCGAACGGCTGCGACCCGAATTTCGCGACGTTCGGGCTTGGGTGGTCGCGCAGAACGAGCGCGCTGGCCTTCGAGGCGGCGGGTCTTTCGCAGACGACAACGCCCGGCTCGCCGGGCTGAAACCAAGGAGAAACTAGTGAACAAGGTTCAGGCCTTCTTCAAGGCGCCGCTCAATCAGGCGGCGCTCGTAACGGTGCTCGGCACGTCGCTCGCCGTGGCGCAGGGAACAATGAGCTGGCACGCGGCCGTTCCCGTCATGGTCAGTGCCATCGTGGCGCTGATCATCCCCGACAATACGCTGGCGAAAGACGACATCGAGCAGCTCGTTGCCGATGCGATCAAGGCTGCCGGCGCTCTCAAGGAGACAAAGTGATGCGCAAGACATTCCTTGCGGGCGCTGCGGCGCTCACTATTCTCGCCGGCTGCTCGACCACGAACGGCACGACCACCGTATCGCTTGGCTCGGCTCAGGCCGAGGCGCAGGCGATCCTGACCGCGCTCCAGGCGGGCGCGACGGTCTATACGACAGCATCGACCACCACGGCGGCGCAGGCGGCCCAGGTGCAGCAGATGCTCTCGATCGCCGAGACCGCGGCGGCCGCTTTCACCGGCAACACGTCCACCGAGACGGCTGCCCAGCTTGCTGAGACCGCATCGCAGGACATCACTGCCGTCCTGGCCGTTTTGCCGATCGACCCGGTGACGAAGACCGCGATTGACGCGGGCATGGCGATCATCGACGGGTTCGTTGCAGGCACCTTCGAGACTCCGGCGCCGGCGGCTCTTACGCTCACCGCTGCGGCACCGCATGCATTGCCGGCCGCGCCTGTGCCGATCCCTGCGCCGCATCACCTGCCGCCGATCGTCTGACATGACGCAAGACCTTCTCCCAAAGCTCGGCAAGAAGCCCGCGCGGCCTGTTCCTGCGCTGCGCGGGCTCCGCGACTATGTGAGGCTCGCGGTGGCGAAAGTCATGCCGCCGATTCCCACGACCTGCGACCGTAGCGCGTACGTCCAGGCGTGGCCGATGATGGACAACGACGTGATCGGCGACTGCACCATCGCGGCCGTTGGCCATGCCGTGCAGCTCTGGACCACCATGATCGGCGAGCCGCGCGTCATGACGAAGGCCGAGGCTGTCACCGGGTACGAGCGTTTTGGCTACGTGCCGGGCGACGAGAGCACGGACCAGGGCGCCGTTGCCGGCGACGTGCTGACATCCTGGATGCAGCAGGGCTTCACCATTGCCGGCGCGACGGACAAGCTGAACGGTTTCTGCCAATTGGCAGAGACGGCCGACGGGAGCGATGTGCGCGCCGGCGTGGCGTGGCTCGGCGTGGTGTACGCCGGGGTTGCGCTGCCGCTGGCGGTGCAGGGCGCGGCAAGCTGGGAGATCAGCGCAGATCAGGTGTTGGAAGGCGCCTATGCGGCCGGTTCTTGGGGCGGCCACGCGATTCCGATCGTCGGCTATTCGCCGAAGGGCCTTACCTGTGTCACGTGGGGCAAGACACTGTTCATGAATTGGGCCTTCTGGGACGCTTACATGGACGAGTGCTTCGGGCTGCTGAGCCGGGATTTCGTGAGCACGGCGGCGTCCGACGCGGAGATCAATTGGGATGCGCTTGAGGGGGATATGCAGGACCTGAAGGAGGGCGTGGCGTGAGTGGTGGGATTACCGTTGAAGTGCCGGATGGGGCGGCCGAGGATGAGCCGCCATTTGATCTTCCGAGCGGCGCCAAAGCGAGCATGCGGCGCGGCAAGGGGCGCGATGTTCGACTCGCCATGATGGCGGTCGGGCAGCCGTTCGACTCCGGCAAGTACCTCTTCGCGATGATCGCTCGCCGCACCAAGGTTGACGGCAAGCAGCTCACGCTTGAGGCGATCGACGACATGGAGGAGGCTGATGTCGAGCGTCTGATGGAGGAGGTGCAAAAAGGTCGCCCTTCTCGGGAGACGGCCAGTTCGCAAGCCCGGCTGCACTTGGCGAGATGATTGCGGCCGGGTTCTCGCCGCGGGATCTGGACGAAATGACCTTTGGTGAGATCACAAGTTGGCGAGCGGTGATGGGCGCGTATTCCGAGGCGGTTGATTCCAGTGGAAATCGGCGCTGATGCGCACTCTGCCGCGGGAGCGCCGGCATGATGCGATTTACGGTGACTGGCGCCAGGGAGTTGCGCGCCAGGATCGGCGCCTCGCGCGCGGCTCTGCTGCGGGAAACGATTCCTGAGGCGGTGCGTGAAATCACCGTGGTCGGCGCAGAGCAGGCAAAATATCTGATCGGGCGCGAGAACGCCTGGTGGACGCCGTTGGCACGGCGCACCGTGATGGAAAAGCGCCGGCTGGGCTACGCAGGAAGGCTGAGTCCGACCGATCCATTGTTTCGCACCGGCTCCATGCGCGAAAGCATCAAGCCGATCGCGAGCGGACTGACCGGCTTGGTGGCATCGAAGGATCCGGTGGCGCTCTGGCAGGAAAAGGGCACTAAGCGCGGCATCCCGGCGCGGTCGTTTCTGCTGTCCGGTTTGGAAATCGTGGCCCGCGGGCGGGCGCAGAAGATGCTGGCGGCGGCATGGCGGCGCGCCTGGGGCTGAGCGATGGCATACACTAGTGCGGGCGGCGTCGCGGCGACCTTTACTGTCCTCGACGAGTTCTCAAAGCCGCTGGCGGTTGCGCAGGATCAAGTTGCCGTTCTTCAAAAGGCGCTGAACGGCGCCGCGGACGCGACTGCGAAATGGGCGGTGGCGATGGCGCGCATCGGCGCTGTCATCGGCAAAGCCGGCCCGGCTATGGTGGATTTTTCCGCCGCGATGAAGCGGGCCATGCCGGCGCTGACGGCCGGGCTCGGTGATGCAGCGACAAGCGCGGCGGCTCTGGACGGTAGCATGGTGAGTGCGACGGCAGCCGCACGATCCTTGCAGCAAGCTGGAGCTGGCTTATCGTCTCCGGTCACGCGAGCTGCCGGCGCGGCTGAGCGGCTTGATGCTGCCTTGGCGACTGCCGACGACAGGATCGGCGCTCTGGCGGCCGGTAGCGCGCGCGTGCAAGTTGCGCTGAGCGACGCTGCGCGCTCTGGCGGCCTGATTGGGTACGCTGGAGGCGGCGGTGGTGGCCGTCGGCGCGCGCCGCCTTCTGTGGGAGATGAGAGTTTCCTTGGCGGAGCTACGAGCTCGGGCGCCGTGCGGAAGCTCTTTCACGCGCCAACGCTGCTTGAGATAGGTGGAGTATTCATCGGCTACGAGGCGTTCAAGGCAGCGCTCCAGACGCAATACCACGTCACGACCGGCGTTGAATTGTTCGATCCAGCGGCACTCCACAATCCTGCCAGGCTGGCGGCGGATAAGCGGAAGCTGACCGAGCTGGCATTCAGCACGTCCATCGGAACGATCTATTCGGCTGAGCAGACCGCCGAGGCCTACGACATCCTGGCAGCGATGCTGCAGACCGCCCCCGCGTTCCAGGGGCCAAATAAGTGGAAGAATTTTCAAGAGTTGGCGCCGATCATCTTGCGGGCAAGCGAAGTCGCAACGATGCGCGGCCTCGGCAATCTACAAGAAAATATGGCCGCTTTGACGAATTACGCGCATTTGACGGGCGCCTATACGCCGGCCACGATGACCGCTGCCTCAAAGCAGTTGTTGGCGATCGCCGAGCGCACCGGGATGCCGCTCAGGTCGCTGGAAAAGGCGATGGCATATTCGCTGCCGCTGGCACGCGGTCTCGGGGCGAACATGTCGGAGGCGGCGCTTCTTACTGGCGCACTCATACAGGGCGGACTCGGCACGCGCGCCGGCTATGCCGTCGGCGAGATTCTGACCGGTGTTCTGCAGACCGGCGGCCCGGTCACGGCGGCGGTGCAGCGCGCCCTGAAAGAGCTCGGGCTGAATGGAGTTGCGTACAAGGGCAAAGGGCTGACGGCGCACATCGCCGCGCTGCATAATCTCGGCATTCTCAACACCGCCGGGAAGCTGACAGACCTCAACGCCGCCGGCGGCATCGACATCGCCAAGGTCATCGCGAGCATCGAGGCCGCGTCGAAACGGCTCTCGCCGCAGATGTTCGAGAACGCCCTGCAGGCCGCCTTCGGAATCCGAGGCATGCGCGGCGCGGCGCTCCTGAAGGCGATGAGTAGCCTGGCGTCGGCGTTCTTCAAGTCGATCGAGGCGACGCCGACCGCACTTCAGCAGCAGGCGGCCTTTGCCGCCACCTCGCAGCAGCAGTTCGAGCAGATGGTTGCCCGCCTTAAGGATATTGGCAACATTCCGGCAACTGGAATACTGCCGGCAATAAACAGAATCTTGAATGTCATTGTCCCGGTCTTCGATTGGCTCGACAAGTTCTTCATCAAGAATGCACAGGCATCCAAGATGGCCGGGGGCGCTGCACTCGGCGCTGTCGTGGGCGGCCCACCTGGCGCCGCTATTGGCGCTGCAACTGGTTCGCAACTCGCGCCGGTTCTCACCACCCAGGGACGCTCGCTTCCAGGGGGGATGTCAGGGGGTCGCGCATCCGAGGCGGCCGCGTACGGTGACACCATAAGGACGGCCATCGAGAACGGGTGGATAGCCGCTGGCGCGCAGTATGCCAGTACCGAGTGGCTCAAGCGGCCCACCGGGATGCCCGGCGATCCCGTGTTCGTGCGCCCTGTGAAACAGCCGCCGGCAGAGGAAAACACCACAATACACGTCTCCGCGCCGCTGAATGTCACGGTGCAGGGATCGATGATCGGGACAGAGGCCGAGTGGAGCACGTTCTTCAACGACTGGTGGGACAGGCACTCCAAGCAGGTCGGCGATTCGGTGGCACACCAGATCGAGCAGCAGCAGAAGCAGCGCAGGCGCCAGTCTTTCCTTGACCCGGCGCTGGCCGGAGTGCCGATCCCATGAGCGGCATCGTCGCGCTCGCCGAGGCGGCCGCAGGAGCCACCGCCAGCGCGCTCGGCTTCTCGACCGTCGCCGCGGCGCTTGGGTTCGGCGACTTCGCGGCGCTGGGCAACGTCTCGTTCATGATGCTCGGCTCGCCAGAGGAGCTGAGCCGCACCCGCAGGACCGTGTTCGCCAAGCTGCCGGTGGTCGGCGCGCGGCCCGTGACACAGTGGGTCTACGACGACCTCGAACAGCTTACCATGGGCGTTCGGCTGCACAACTGGTGGTGCGATCCGGATAGTTCCGTGGCCCTCCTGGACGCGGTGCGGCTGAACCATCAGGCGCAGCCTTTGGTGTTCGGTGCCGGGCTGCTGGCCGGCTTCTACGTGATCACCGAGTTCACCATCACCGACCAGTGGCGCTACTCCGGGATCGCCCAGCACATCGACTGCAGGCTCGTTCTGCAGGAGTGGCAGCCGGCGCTACCGCCCGGCGCGCCGAGTGCGCAGCCGCCGGGCCCTGTTTCCGGGGTAATCGGCGCCCCAGCGGGCCTCACCGCGATCTACGCGGCGGGCGCAACCTTGGGGCTGCCGCTGCCGACGCTCGACTTCGCAAATACGGCGCTGAGCGTGATCAGCCGGGCCGGCGCGCTATGAGCGGCTCCGTGATGACTGCGGCCGAGTTTGCCGCTGCCTACGGAATGACCACGGGGAGCGCCGCCGCACCGGTCGCGCCCTCCGCGGTGCAGTACACCACCGGAATGGCGGACCGGTGGGACCTGATCGCCTGGCGCGTCTACGGCGACCCGACGCATGTGAACCCGGTGATCATGGCCAACCCGACGGTGCCGATCTCGCCGGTGCTGCCACAGGGCATTCCGATCTACTGCCCGCTGATCGAGCCGCCCGCGCCGCCGGCGAATTCCACGCCGTGGAGCCCGTAGTGTGAGCGGCTCGCTGCCGCTGCCCCTGCTGCCGACGCCGCCGGCCGCAGCGCCGCCGGCAACCGCAGGAACGGCTCCCTGGCAGCCGCCGAGCGGGGCGGCGTCCGGCATGCCGGTGCTGGCCTGGCAGGTGATCTACAACGGCACGGACATCTCCGGCGACATCCTGCCGATGGTGACGCAGGTTTCCTACCAGGAGGATGTCGGGGGACTCGCCGCCACCGTCTCCGTGAACGTGGAGGACATGCAGCAGCGATGGCAGCAGTCCGACTACCCGAAGCAGGGGGACACGGTCCAGATGTCGATCGGCTATGCCGGCGCGCCGCTGGTGGCGTGCGGCACGTTCGACATCGACAGCTTCGAGCTTGGCGGCCCGCCGGATGCCTTCACGATCCATGGCATCCAGGCCGGAATCAAGCAGGGGCTGAGAACCCGGCGCAACGTCGCCTACGAGAACATGACCGTGCCGGAGATCGCCCAGGCGGTCGCGACCCGGGACGGCATGACGGCGGTGATCACGCCGACCCAGCCGAACGTGGTGTACAAGCGCGTGACGCAGCACATGGAGACCGATCTCTACTTCCTGCATCGGCTGGCGAACGAGCATAATTACGAGTTCACGATCCGCGGCAACCAGCTCGTGTTCTACTCGCGGGCGCAACTGGAAGCGCAGGCGCCCGTGCAGCCGACCATCCTGCGCAACATGGTGACGAAGTTCGCCTGGTCGAACCAATCGCTGGCGACGCAGAGCTATGCCAGCGTGCTCGTGACGTACCAGAACCCGGCGGCGAAGCAGTTGCAGAGCGGAACGGCGGTGAACCCGAGTGCGGCGACCACCGAGCAGCTACGCTTGACGCACCGGATGGAGCAGAACCAGCAGGGCGCGCTCAAGGCGCAGTCGGCGTTGTGGGCGGCCAACATGAACCAGGCGAGCGGCACCCTGACGATGCCCGGAACGATGGCCTACCGGGCCGGCAACACGGTGCAGGTGCAGGGCTTCGGGGTGTGGGACACCATTACCTACCTGGTGAAATCGGCCCGGCATGAGCTGAGCGCGACCGGCGGATATGTGACCTACCTCACGCTCCGGAACGTGGTGGCGGCGACGAACGCGGCCAGCCAGCCGGTTTCTCTGCCGCTGCAGCATGTCGGAACGCCGTCAAGTGAACCCAGGTATCAGTTCACGGTGAACCAATGATCACCGGTGACGACGCACGCGGCCCCTATTCGGTCCAGTACAACCCGGCGTTCCGTGTGGGGATCGTCTCGGCGCAGCAGATCACGCCATTCCCGGCGGTGCGCGTCACCTTCCCTGATCGGGATAATGTCGAGAGCTATTGGTTGCCGATCAGCCTACCGAAGGTGCAGGCGGACAAGTTCTTCTGGATGCCGGATATCGGCGAGCAGGTTCTTGTGCTGATGGACGAGCACGACGAGAACGGCGCCGTGGTGGGCTCGCTCGGCTCGACGGTAGATACGGCGCCGAGCTGGGCGACCGCGAATACCTTCGGCGTGCAGTTCAGCGATGGCACTCTCCTGCGCTACGACCGCTCGGCGCACGTGCTGACGGCCGTGCTCGGCACCGGCGGGACGGCGCTGATCCAAGACGGGAGCGGCACGTCGCTCCATCTGACAAACGACGGCAACGCCGTCCTGACCGGCAACCTGCATGTGACCGGTGCGGTGATTGCTGGCTATGGCGGCGGCGATCAGGTCGGTTTGCAGACCCACACGCACGACCAGCCGATCGACAGCCACGGCGACACAGAGGCGACGACGGACGCGCCGAATGCCGGCACATGAGCGGCTCAGCGGTCACGCTCGCGCAGATCACGAGCGCAGATTGGGAGCTGATGCTCGACAGCACCGCCGGAGGTGGCCCGGGTAGCGGCATCGGGCAGGTGGTGCAGAGCCTGGCGGACGTCGGCCAGTGCATCGCCATCATCCTCGGCACGATGCCGGGCGAGGATCCGTGGCGGCCGACCTTCGGCTGCGACCTGACGCAGTTCATCGACCGGCCGATGACCGCGGCGCTCCCGGCGCTGGTCGCCACCGTGACGCAGGCGATCGAGACATGGGAGCCGCGCGTGAAAGTGCTGAACGTGACGGCGCAGGCGGCGGGCGTCGCTTCGCTTGGGAGCCTGAGCGTGAACGTGACCTGGCAGATTGACCTCGGCAGCACGGCCGCGCCGAGCGGCACCATCGGCGCGCTCTCGCCGCAGCAGACCACGGTGGTGCTGTGAGCGCCTCCATCACCTCGCTGCCGGCGCCCGTATTCCTGAACGACGCGGACGGGCTCGATCCGAACCTGATCCTCGCCGATATGATCACCGCGTTCCAGAACGCGAGCGGGCGCACCCTCTACCCGGCGCAGGTCGAGCGGCTGCTGATCAACCTCTATGCGTACCGGGAAGCGCTGGTAAGGAACGCGATCCAGTACACCGGCCAGCAGAACCTGCTGGCGTTCGCCGCCTATCCCATGCTCGACTATCTCGGCCAGCTTCTCGGCGTGACGCGGCTCGCCAGCGTGGCCGCGACCACCACCCTAGAGTTCACCCTGACCGGCGCGCTCACCGTGCCGTTCACGCTGGCCGTCGGAACGCAGGTGGGAACGAGCGACGGCAACTTCGTGTTCGCCACCAATGCGGCGCTCGTGATCCCGACCGGCTCGACAACGGGCAGCGTGGCGGCGACCTGCACGACGGCAGGAAGCGCGGCGAACGGCTATCTGACGGGGCAGGTGGACGTGCTGATCGGGGGCAACGCGCTGATCGCGAGCGTGGCGAACACGGCCACCACGGCGGGCGGCTCGGAGACCGAAAGCGACGACCATCTGCGGACACGCATCCAGGCCGCGCCCAACCAGTTCTCGACGGCGGGCCCGAGCGGCTCCTACCGCTATTGGGCGATCTCGGCCGATCCGACCATCATCGATGCGCAGGTGGTCACGCCGGCCCCGGGGCAGGTTGCGGTCTATGTGCTGACCGGCCCGATCACGGTGCAGCCGGCGGCGAGCCCCAACACCATCGGCATCGCCAGTTCGACGGTGATCGCCGAGGTGGTGGCGATCCTGAACGCCACGACCATCCGGCCGCTCTGCGATACCGTGAGCGTCTATGCCGTGACGGAGGTGGACTACACGGTCACGGCGACGGTGACGCTGTTCAGCAACACCGATCCGGGGGCGACCGAGGCGGCGGCCTATGCGGCGGCGCAGACGCTAGCGATCGACCTCGCGAGCACGGTGCAGAATGACGTCGTGCCGTCGCAGTGGGTGGCGGCGCTTTCGGTCTCAGGCGTCTACGAGGTGATCGTGACGCTGACCGCGAATATCGACGGCACGCCGGTGCAGCCGCAGGCCGACGGCAGGATCGTGCTGACCGCCGGCCAGTGGGCGAACTGCACGGCGATCACCCTGACGTATGTGATCGGGACCGAGAACGAGCCCACATGAGCGGCGCCAGCGCGGCGGTCGGCAGCAGCCTGAACGCGCCGAGCTCGATCAACGATGTCCGGACCCAGGCGCATCTGCTGCTCGGTCAGAGGCTCGGGGCGATCGACCTGACGCCCCTGCTGGTCTACACGGTGACGGGCGCGCCGGCGAGCGCGCTGCCGTTCCTGGCGTGGCAGTTCGACGTGCTCTCGCCCTGGTGGCAACTGCTGGCCG